GCTACTGCTTTAACGTTGTATATAGTACCCTCTCTATCAATCATTCTATATATACTAATACTACTTCTTCTATCTTTAATAGATCTTTCCCATTCTTTTTCAACCATTTCTAAATCTTCACTAAAGATGCCATTTTTCCATCCATTGCCTAAGAAATAATCTACATCGTGTTTTAATAATTGACAATATTTTTCATTTACCCACGTACATTTACCTTCAGTGTCACATTCAAATATTGGTTCCGGCCTATTATCTAACATCCATTTTTGTCGTGTACATATAGTTTTAATCACATTACTATCGTGACTAACTTGTTTGTTTATCTTATCCACGTGATCTTTCAACGATGTGCCCGAATTGGGTTTAACCTCTTTTAATATTTCTTTTACATTCCGATTCAATGTAAATACCCACGTGAATGCGCCGAATAGAACACCACCAGCTGCACTTATTACTAATATTTTTTCTAGGTATACAAAAATGGATTCCATAATATAAATTGATCGAGATGGATATAAATATAATAAAAAACGAGTACTCGTTACAGTACTCGTTATATTTTTTAATTATTTACAATTACAATTTGAAGTCATCAAATGCACCTTCACTGATCGTGTTATCAACTCCTTTAACATAACTACTCAATTCAGTTTCTTGGGGGGCTACTTGAAGTTTTTTACTATCATAGTAACTATCTAACCATCCTGATAGTAAATTGGTCTTAGCAGCTGGATACAATTTCTTATATCCCATACTTGTTAATCTGTTATTAGCCAACCATTCAATATAATGTTTCAAACTTTCCGCCGTCAATCCAACCAAACTACCTTTACTAAATAGATAATCTGCCCAATCCTTTTCAGCATTTACCGCCATTTCATAAGCAGCATATATCTTGTCTTCATTTTTCTTAACAATGTCTTGGAATCCTTCTTCTGGATTATTTATCCAGTTCTTCATAATGTTCTGGGTAATAGCTACGTGAAGATTTTCATCTCTACTGATAAATTTAATAATCTTGCTATTACCCTCCATCTTTCCACGATATCCAAAGTAGAAACTACAAGCAAATGATACATAGAATATCAACCCCTCAGTAATCTGAGTAGCCAATACAGCATCAAACAATTGTTGTTTAATATCATCCGACGGCGTTAATAGTTCATCATACTTCTTACTAATAGCTTTAGCACGTTTCACAATTTCTTCGTCTTCTAAGACACTATCAAAGAACTTGGTAGCATCTGGATAAACATTGTTAAGAATGTATGTATAACTGTTACTGTGAATAGTTTCAAAGAAACTCCACGCATTCATACAAATTTCTAATTCACTATTTGTAACGTGCTTCATTAGTTCGTGAATACTACGACTCAACATACTATCAGTCATAGTTTGAAACTTTAAATTACTGTCAAAAACAAATCGTTCTTCAGCAGAAAGATTCTTGTAATCACTAATATCCTTCACCAACGAAACCTCTTGTGGTCGCCAAAAGAAATTTAGTTGTTGATCGTACAAATCATAAAACTTTGGATATTTGATCTTATCATATCGTTGAAGCGATAGATCTTCTCCCAAGAACATTGGGTTGCGCAACTGATCTATGTTTTTCTTATTTAGTACAGTTTTCATATGTATTTTTTTATTATAGAGCACAAGCTCCGCTTTCACAATCGGATTCTTGCACTATTGGTTTTTCATCAACCGTTTTTGTTTCCATGGCTGTTTGTTTATCACCATCATCTGTATTAGCATAATATAGATTCTTCAATCCATACTTGTATGCCAACAAAATATCTTTAATAACAACCTCTACAGGCACTTTGTTTTTCTCATAACGGGACGGAATATAGTACGTGTTGGTACTGATACTCATATCTGTGAACTTTTGAATAGCAGCAGCTACCTTCAAATATCCTTCATTACTTGGCATATCAAAAGCAAAAGTATAATTATCCTTGTACTTATCAATATTAGGGACTACCACAGGCAAAATGTTACTCTTGCTTCCCTTGAAACTAATAGCACTACGGGGGGGTTCAATGCCATTGGTACTACTTTGAATTACACTACTTGATTCTACTGGCATACAAGCAGTAAGAGTAGAATGTCTCATACCATACTTCTTGATGTCTTCACGTAGAGCTTCCCAATCCATATGTAAAGGTTCAGTGATAAATTCATCAATGTCCCGTTTATAAGTATCAATAGGAAGAACACCTTGACTAAATTTAGTACGATCAAACTTCTCACACTTACCAATTTCTTTTGCCATTTCAACACTTGCCTTTATTAGATAGTAACTAGTCTTTTCCATCCATCTAGATACGAAATTCGGAGCTTTATCATCCCAATATTTTAGTCCTTCTTTAGCTAATAGAGCAGCCAAGTTACTTACACCTACACCAAGACTACGACGTTTAGTAGCAAAATTCTTTGCGGCTGGTACAAAATATTCTTGGTGATCAATCAAAGCATCCAACATTCTGACGATAATATCACATACATTTTCCATTTCAGTATCGTCTTTAATTTCTAACCAATTCAATGCTGCCAATACACAGACTCCAATTTCTCCTTTTTGATCATTAACGTCATAAATGGGAATTAATGGATGATGCACTTCGAGGCAAAGATTGCTTGTATCCACTTGATCCAACCAACTACCGTGTTCATTTGCGTGATCCACGAACATTGTATAAATACGACCTGTTTCAAGACGTTCTTTAGCTAATAGTCCCATCAATTCACGTGCAGGTACTTTCTTCTTGAACTTGAGATTCTTGTTAGCTTCAGCCTTTTCATATTTTTCTTTGAATCCTTCTAATCCAAATGTATTCCACAGTGAAGGGCATTCGTGATAACTGAATAATGTAACGTCTTGATTCTTCAAGAAACGTTCAAAAATTAGTTTATCAAGACCCACACAATAATCTAACTTACGAACCCGATTATCATCTGTGCCTTGATTATTCTTTAATACAAGAATATCTAGAATATCATAATGGAACCAAGCGAAATTTACAGTTGCGCTCCCACCACGAATGCCATTCTGGTGACAACTCTTTACTGTAGCTTCAAATGATTTAGCAAACGGAATTGGACCTGTATGCATTACTTCGCCATTACGAATTGGCGCGTTTGTAGCACGTAGTCTTGATAAATTCAATCCAATACCATAACGACTAGCTGTAGCAAACCCAACCGCACTATTGTTGCTGAAAATACTACGTAGATCATCATCGACTGTGAACAGTGAACAACTGGCATAACTCTTCATTGGAGTTCTTACGCCTGCCATAATTGGTGTGGGTAAATTGATCTTATGTTTACTGAAGTAGTTATAAGCTTTCTTTACATACTCAAGTCGATTTTCTTTATAATCTTTAAAGAATGTCATTGCGATAAGCATATAAGCAAACTGAGGACTTTCATAAATTACCTTAGTAGCCCTATTTTGAACCAAGTACTTATCACACAGCTGTTTGATACCGGCATACGTGAAATTAAAATCACGATCATGTCGTAGAAACTCATCTAGCTTATCAAATTCTTGTTTAGAATACCAATTTAAAATATCCGAGTCATAAACCAACGCATCAACATTAGTTTTAACTAGATCGTGTAACTTTGGGGGGTTTTTACCACCCCAAACATTCTTTCGTAGTTGATAATTTAATAAACGTGATGCTACAAATTGATAATTAGGTTTATCTTCTGTAATTAAATTAGATGCGGCTTCAATTAACATCACGTGGATATCTTTTGATGTCATTCCATCAAAGAACGACAAATGGGCATTCATTGCTACTTCTTCAAATCCAACACCTTTTATATCTTCAGTAGCCCATTGTAAAATCTTATTGATTTTATCTGCATTAAACTTCTCAGTGAGACCATTTCTTTTCTTTATAAAAATTTCTTTATTCATACGGGTAAAAAATAACTATCTAAATAAGATTCAAATTTGTGTTTAGAGTGTAAATTTTTTATTATTTTTTTATGCGTTTTTCTATCTGTAGATACTATAAATTATTCATTATCTTCTACGTTATGAACGTTCCATTTGGATTTTAGAGCTTTCTTAACTTGATTTTCGCCATCCATCATTTCATTCATGATACCCATTCCTTCACGACTATTCTCTCCATAGATCTCAATATGACCACAACTAGCGTTCATCTTACTTGGAAATGTCAAACCATCCGGACCAAAACGATTCTTAATTACGTGGAATCGTGCAGTATTTGCTTGTTTATCGTTAACTTTACGACTTAGACTAAGAACAAAGTCAGCGGTCATAATTTTACGATAACTATCAGCGATATTGTTAGCCTGAATAATATCTTCATCCATAGCAGCACGATTACTCTGTGAAGCGCTCCAAATAGGAACTTGTAACTCACCAGCTACACCACGTAGTTCTTCATAAATACCCCCAGCTTCACTATAACTGTTACTATTGCGTTCACTCTGTGATGGACGTAGAATATCAGCGTAGTCAACAATAATCATATCAACTTTGGTACCAAGTACTGCCAATCTTTCACAATGCGACTTAAGACTATATGCACTTACAGTTTTAATTGGGAAGTATTTGATCTTCAACTTGCCAGGTACATCAGCAATCTTCTTCTTTACGATATCTACGTTGTTACGAATGTTCTGGAAATCAATTCCTGTAAAACAAGCATCGTAACGAAGACCTACATAGTTTTCATTCAACTCAAGAGTAAAATGAACTACATTTTTACCTTGTTTCATCGCTTCAACGCCCAGTTTAGATAATACCCAACTCTTACCACTACCAGCACAAGCTGTGATAATACCCAATTCACCTGCGGCTAATCCACCATCCATAATAGTGTCAATTTCAGTCCAATTGGTTTTAACACAATTACGACTCATTACACTCATTCGTTTTTCTACATCTTCAGTATAATCATGACCAATATTACGTTCCATACCAGCTTTCATTGCATGATCAACTACACTTTTAATCTTATCATATTGACCAAGCGACAATAAATCTGCACTTTCAATAATAGCATTCTTTAGTTTCTGATTTTTACAAAACTCCAAGAACTGTTCTTTTACAAACTTTAGATCACTATCACTTACCTTTTGATAAACCAACTTTAGATTGTCTACGATACTTCGCTTGAGAAGTTCGTCACCTACTTCATCCACTTTAATCTTGAATACAGTTAAAGTTGGCAGATCTTTATATTCGTTAAAATATTTAATACTTTCTTTTACAACCCATTTGTTTGCATCACTTTCAAAGAAGTCTACTTCGATAATATCATTAATACGTTCAATAAACGAACGATCAGATATTAAGCATGAAATACACTTGATTTGGAAGTCACGGCCGTATTTTGTTAATGAATCAATTGCTTTTTTGTTTTCCATAAGATAACTCTACTATACCACTGAATTCAGTGATTTTCAACTTTTATTAACCGACATTTTTTATTCCACGAAACTATTTAATTTGCCAAAACATTCTTGTAACCAAATGTGATAATTGGGGATATTATTCCACATTTTGTCTTCTGTAATTAACTTAGAAAAGCTAATTTTATCAATTTTCTTGACGGGAGTATTGATAATTTCTTCTACACGTAATTGTGTAAATGATTGAATTTGCGTATTATGTAACTGCATCAATTCATAGTTACGACCAAGCAATAACTTATTGTCTAATACAGTATCATAAATTTTATATTTACCCCGATTATTTTCAGAATAATTATAAATTTGTTGTAAACAAGACTGATCTTCGTTAGCAAGAAATGGAAATGCTTTAACAACTCTTTTCAAACCAACTCCATCCAATCCTGGAATATTATCACTTACATCACCTTCCATAGTTCTATAAAGAATAAAGTTATTACAGGTAATACCATATTCATCCAATATTTCTTTACAACCAAAAATTTTCTTTTTTGTCGGACTCCAGATTTTAATCTTATCACTTGCTAGTTGTAAAAAATCTTTGTCTGTAGACATAATGGTTACATTACTGTCTTTGAATGTATCTTTAGCTAAATAAGCAATTGTATCATCCGCTTCTATTTGATCAATTGCCATAATTGTTACAGGCAAGGTATCTAAATAATTTACAGTACGAACCAACTCTTTTCTAAAATTTACAGATTCGATTTGTGAGGAAGATAATTCTTCATAATTACGGTTAAGACGAATGTCTGTCTTTCTGCCATTTTTGTAATCCGGATAAATCTTTCTACGTTTCTGACTACCACCTTTACCGTCAAATACGATAATAACTCGGGTAGGAGAAAGTAATTTAATTGCATACCCAATACTCTTCAAAAAACCAGCAATACCACCGGTATGTAATCCGTCTTCGTTGAGTGAAGGAATGGCCATAAAACTTCTAATGTAAGTATTAAGGCCGTCAACAAGGAGGATGTCGGAGTTGATAGACTTTTTAAGACCTTCATTTCCAACACCCTCATTGATATTTTCAAACAATGAAAACAGTTTTTTCTTTTCAGATGAACTGAATCCACTCATATTATTATTCTTCTGACGTAGTAGTTTCTTCGTCCGACTCCACAACAGCATCGTCAATGATCTGACTATTAAAGTCTTTGTACTTCATAATTACAGCATCACAAATTTTCATGTAAATTTCTTCTCCCAACTCTTTGTCTGTTTTCATTACAGTCACAAAGTCTTTGGATTGAAACTTCCATTCGGATCCATCATCCTTCTTGTATGTGTAATAAGCACCACCCTGTTTAATTAGATTTTGATCTTTTAGAACTTTAATCCAACTACCATAGTCCGCAATTCCACTATCAAAATAGATATCAAAATTTGCTTGACGTTGTGGTGGACCCATACGATTCTTCACAACAACCGCTTTACATACGTTACCAACAACCTCATCACCCTTCTTGAGTTTACCTGTGTTGTTCAAGCGAACTCGGACACTGCAATGATAAGCAAGTGACTTACCACCTGATACTACATACTTATCACCAAATGCCATAGCATTTAAATTCTGACGCAACTGATTAGTAAATACAGTAAGTACCTTCTGACGACCAATCATTGTAGTAATCTTACGCATTGCTTTACTGATAATAATACTCTTACCAGTTGCATAACCATCCTTACCATGATCACTTTCCAATTCCGCCTTTGTAGATGCGGCTGCAACAGAGTCAACAATAATTGTAAGAATACGATCTTTGTTAGACTTTCTTACAATTGCAATCATCTTCTCCATCTGTTCAAAGATATCCTCAACAGTTTCACATTGAACATATAGAAGTTTAGATAAATCTACACCGAGACTTTTCCAGAATTCTGGGGCTGCTGAATTTTCTGTATCAATTACTACAGCAACCCCACCTTTCTTTTGAGTGTCAGCAACAACATGTGCTGAAACTAGACTTTTTCCAGTTCCTTCCAATCCATTAAATTCAATCATCTTACCCACAGGTAGACCGCCGTGTGGACGATTACTAATAGCTAGATCAAGAATAGAAGAACCCGTACTAATCCAATCACTAATTTCAGCAGGATTTTCCTGTTCATCTAAAAAATAAGCAATTTTACCACCGTCTTTGTTTGCTTTGTTTAACTCATTTGCCAACAATTCGATCAATTCGTCTCGTTGACCCGACTCTTTAATAACACTTTTTTTTGCCATAACGTATATAACTAGAAAGCCGGTGGGGTATAAAAACTCCACCGGCTTATTTTTATTTTTTAGGAGTTAAACAAGTCATCAAATGCTTGTTCTACACTGTCTTTACCTTTAGCTTTAACCGTACTTGGTGACTGTACTGCTTTAGTTGAGGTTGTAACCACTGATGGAGTGGTTGGTGCTGTGAATGGAGCGTCGTCATCATCTGTGGGTGATGTAGCTGATGTAGTTGGTACAACAGTTTCAGCTGATTCTGCATCAGGATTCAACCACTTATCCATAACTTCTTTGAGCTCTTCATAAGAAAATTCTGGGAAGAGATCCAAGATGTTAACTTGTGACTTTAGTGCCTCAAGCAACTGTGCGTTTTTTGGATCAATCGCTACACTAACATTTGGCTTAACACGAATACTTGTTTCTGGAAAACTAGCTCCTCCTTCAGCAGTCTTAAATTCTACGACAATATCACGTCCACCGGTTAGATCGGTAATATCACCGAAGTCAGGATCACTAATAATTGATAGAAGTTCTTGATAAACTTGCTTACCAAATCCCCAGAACTTAACTCCTTCGCCTTCTTCGCCACGGACAATTACGGGAGCAAATGTACGCATCTTGGGTTCCATCTTACGGCCCATCTGCCAATCTTCTTTAGAACCAGTCTTCTTCAAACGGTTACTAAACTCAACAATCGGATCTGGACGACCAAAACTATCAGGAGATAGATACGTCTTGTTGTTGATGTTGTAATGAAACTTTAGTTCGATAAACGGATTATCAGGTTCATACTTGTATGGAACAATACGAACTACTTGTTTACCTGGCTTTGGTTTCCAAATCAAGTTGGATTTTTGATTTGTGTTTGAAAGGGAGTTCAAACGACTCTTCAGCTTACTAATATCTAATGCCATAATTTATTTAATTATTTAATTGTTTAATTGTTAATTATTTAACCGAATCACTCGACTCGGTTTATAACCAACCTAAATTCAGTGTACACTAGGTACATACCGAAATCAAGTCAAAAATAAATATTAAATTTTATGGATGGAGAACAATTTTAATGGAACTATTTTTACACCGATATCGTTAGTTAAAATTATGCTATTTTTATATAGTTCCCAACTTAACTGAAAGTTCTTGTCATACACTCCATTATTTTCGTCGGCGATTAACTTATTCATTGCGTTGAGCGTATATAGTGTATTTGTTTGTTTTTTACGATGAATGCTAATTGTACCTTTAAATCGATTATTAAGATCATTCTTTTCTACATTAAACGTGAGATATAGTTCCTGTAAATTATTCTCATTCGCAAATATAAAGATCTTATTGTCAATCAATTTATATTGTCGTGGTATTTCCTTCAGTACATCTATGTATTGAACACTATTTGAGAATGTACAGAGTAATTGTTTTTGTGTCATGGTATTTCAAATTCGAATTTACCGTTAATTTCCGCATCCATATCAAAGTAATCAGCAAAATATTCAAATCCTTTATCGACGATTTGTTTGACTGTAATTGATATTTTTATAACCATTCGTTTGAAAAATTCTTTCATTTTAACATAAAATACATTCAATGCGTTCTTGGCGGACGCTGATAAATTTTTTACAAACTCTAAACTGTTTTGTACTACATTTTTAAATTCAACTCCTAAATTATTAATAAATGACATCAAACTTTCTTCTATTATTTGATTCTCCAATAAAAGATAATCAGTTTCGTCACATTCTTCTTTTAGAATGCCAATTCTAAGTGATCCGCCACGTTCATTTCCTCTATCACGTACACCGAATTTAATTTTATTATAGTTATCGTTGATGAATTCATCTACTGTGTAAATCAAACAATCTCCTTGACAATCCCATGTCATAATGTGATCAGCTACACATTTTTCCCCAGCAGAAAATCTTTTTTCGCCGGTAGAGAATTCTCTCAACAATGCTTTTTTGTATTTATCTTCGGTAAAAATCTTATTTAATTCAGTCAACATCTGATGCATTTCTTTTTCTTCTATTTTAATATCGTTAACTGCATCTGGACTTTTAATTAACGATATTAAGTTATTTACAGCTTCTTTGGTTTTCTTTTGATCACTAGTGGTTGATAACGTAGTCAAATTTTTATTAATAACAGCTGCATGATTATAGTAAAACGATTTCTCCATCAACTGAGCAAGTGTTTGTGTAATATTTGCAACTATCTTGTTTTTGATATCGGGGAAATCTTTTAATACCGCAGAAATTACGGTAGTTAGTTCTTTATGTTGTGAAGATGCAATTTGTGATCCACCAGCTTTCTTTGCACTACATTTTATGTTACCATTGATGATTAAATCCGTTTTAGATATCTTTGATATACCCGCAAACTCTTCGGATAATTTACATCCAGATGATCCCAATATTTCAACAGAAGTAACTGGATTACTAATTTCTTTATATTTACCTGTTTTTAACTTATCCGCTATTTTTTTAGCAACTGCGTTTTTTGATCCTTGTGGAGTATTAAATTCTTCGCCTATATAATTTTCCATTTCGCGTGCAGGACACGATTTATCCATGTCACTGTTTGCTTTAGATACAAACTTGTTTTTATATTTTTTGTACAGTGTGGATAATACAACAATAGTTTGTATATCTGTCTTATTATATTGAATCAAACGTTCATCTGACAAACTTCTAACTTTTACATATGTAGAAGCTGGTACTAAATTAACGTTATTGGTAGTTAGATATTTTTCAAAATCATTGAATGTAAACTGTATATCTCTACCTCTTGGAAATTTGAATGCGTCAAAGTTAGTAGTTTCAAAAACTTTTTGGAAATAAAGTTCAGGTGGTATTGTTTTACCAGCATCATCTGTTCCAGCTATAGGTTCGTAAAACAAATTATCTTTCGCAATTTTAAAAAAATCACTACTATATTTTGGCGCTGCTGCTTCTTTTATAGATCCTCTGATTATAGTAGTTTTTATTGATTCATCATATATTTGTTCACCAATAAAACCACCTTCGGTATCATACCAATTAAAACCTTTTTTATAGAATCCAAATTTCACAGCTTCATCTACACTGTAATTTACAAGTGGACTTTGACCCAACAAAACTGATTGCACTGCAATTGCATCCAATTGTTTTTCTCTAGGAGTTCTTATATCTTTGTCGGTGTCAATTATTTTTTTATCCAATGATGCATCTATAGAAACATCTATATCTTTTTCCTGCGCCGGAGCAACATTGGCATCTTCACCTGATTTAATTCCGGCATTTGGTTCTGTAAAAATATTTGTCTGAGCTTTTTTGGGATTTTCCGCAAAATGTGTACCTTTAGTTACAGCTCTGTCTCTATATTGTTTATTTGGAAACGTTACAAGTATACCGTCTTTATTGTATGCTTGTCTTTCTGGAAATCTACCAGCTTCAAATAATTTAGCTGTCTTTTCTACAATTTTATTAATATCATAACCAGCGTTCTCCAAGTACTCCTGCAATATAATTACGTGATCTTCATTTTTAAGATCCAATGTTCCGTTTTTGATACGACTATCACAACCAATTTCGTTTACTAATGATTTAAAGTTCATCTATTATAAATATACATATAAATATATTTATATTTGGACTAATTTCAAATCATTGTAATTATTTCCCAGATAAGTCTTAACTTTAAATCTTTTGTTCTTAAATATTTCAATTAAATCTAAAATATCCTGTCTGTCTGAGTCATTATGAATATCAAACACAATCGAATCATATACATACAAAATAGGTACGATTTTTTTGTTGCTAACAAACTTTAGACATTTACTTAGACTATCAATTCCGTATTCAGTTTCTGCTGCCTGAATGATATAAGCAAATAACTTATTCTTATTTGCGTCCGATATATGTTTATTTGTAATCTTACGTTTATAAACAGGAGTAGTTACATATCCTTTACTAATAAATCGTTCCCAATATTTTTCTTTAAGTTGTTCTGTCTTTTTAAAATATTCTATGTCTATATATGCATCGCCTATCTGGCCATATAAATTGACCATAGTAAGTTTCTTCGCTTTACCAAGCAACTCAGGCGCAACGGAATCGACATTGTAATACTGTTTTGCCAAATGTTCGTATATAGTTTCTTCGGCTGGTACTTTATAATCCACTAAATTAGCTACAATATATGGATGAAATCCAGTAAAGTCAATCATCATCATATGACCGTCACTGCCATATCTTGATACAAAACTAGCTCTACAACCATCGTCTTTCTTCAGAGCTACATAGTTTATACTGTCATACGAATTGCTGGGTCTTCCAGTTGGATTGTATATGTTGTAGTTGGTATATACAAAACCATCATATGTACGAGTTTTAAAGTGTTTTTTAAACTCACCAACATCAACTTTTAATCCATTTTTTTCTACCTCATACAAAGTATCAGTAATAATATCATTGAAAAATTTGAAACAGTATGTGTCTATTTGACGTTGATGTACATCACATATTAGTTCCACTTCATCATCAAAACATTCTTGGTGATTTACATATGGAACTATTAAATTAAACGAGTTTATGTTACGATGGTTCCTAACCAAAAAATCTTTAGTTGTAGATGAACATTCTTCTAATGTCTCATTATTTTCTATAAAGCCAAATAGACCCACATCAATCAGTTTGCAATTTAACCAATATTTATAGGTCTTCTTATTATTTACGTAAACGATATAGTTTCCGGACTCTATTTCTTTTTTAAAAGTTTCGAATGTAGTATCAGCAATTATATCTCCGTGTGAAAAATTGTAATAATATTTAGAATGGGATTCAAAATCATAAATAAATGCCGCGATAATTGAATTGTATTTATTATGACAATTATTATCTTTAACAATTAATTTTAAATATATTTTCGAATTATACTTCACAAATCTTACTGTACACTATAACTGTATAAAGTCAAGATTAAAATCCTCGCCAAAATTGCTTTGGGTTGTTCAATATAATATTAATGTTCGGCATGTATGATTGAATGTTGCGAATTGTAAGATTATTATAGTTTACTACACCGGTTGTTTGTAGTGTTTTGTCAATGTATATATTAAATTCAGGCCCAGTTATTTTCCAATCTATCTTTATTTTTTTAAAATAATTAATATTAGTTGTATTATAATCCTTATAATTTGTTTCAATAATATCAAAATAATTAATTCTAGAAATAAAAAATCGATCTATATATCCATTATCATAATCATCCACAGTTATAGTAGGTGTATAAGTAGATGGAGTTACAAAACTATAACTTCCTAATCCTACTATTGTTTTAACGTTATTTGGAGTATCGTATATCATACAATGAAATATTCCAATTTAGATCCGCCTATACATCTGACCAGTGCGTTGACGCTGGTTTCCCATTTGCCATTACTTATTTCATGGTCCACTTCTAATATTTGAAATATAATATTTCCTGGTACATATGGTTTAGGAAGATTACTAATTGCAAACACTTGCATATTTCTAAATGAAAAAATACCATCAAATTTTATAGTTACCGCAAAGTTATCAGCCACTCCACTATACTTTGCACCATTATTTTTAAAATCATTGTCATTAAGCATTTGTGTCAATTTACCTTTCATGTCGGAAGGCAAACATAAAAACTTATGATTTTTTAGATTTCTCGTATCATCTACTAATTCCTTAAATTTTACCGACTCAGGGCCCGATTTATATCCACCGACGTAATTTTCAGATACCTGTTTTGTAGTTATACATAACACTCCACTTTTTTCTTTACTACCATAAGATTGCAAATCTGCAATTGCAGTATTGTCATCTTCTATTCCTGACGTTGCACCAGGTACCAATGTATTAGCTGCGGCGATAGATCCGCTCTGTTGTGATATCATTAATCCCAGTTGAAATTTATCCATTCTATCGACAAATCGTAAAAATGGCAAATTCTTTAAATCGTTCAATGTGGCATTTAATTGATCTTTATTCTGTATATTGGTTATTTGCTCGGTTAATTTAGTTTTTAAGTTTTCTGAGTTTTGTCCACCAAACTGCACTTGAATAGCTTGTTCGTTTGTTAAACTAACATCAAAATTTATACTTTTTACGACATTGTTTGTTCTACCCAACTCAAACATATACACTTTACGCAATTCATCAAAATTAGAAGTATTTTTGTCAATTATCGATAATATAGATTTGCCATTTTCATCTTTACCCTCAACGATGTCAAATTTCCAAAAATCATCAACCGACTCATTTACAGTGTTTAAAATCGCATTAATAAACTGTTTGTAATTTTTTGTTTCATTAGATTGAACTATTTCAATTAATTTAGTTTTACTTATATAAATGTGTTTTAAATACCCATAATAATATTTTTTATATACTATTTTATTTGGTTGACCAAATGTATTCTTTCTTATAATTGTCATATCTTCAGCAAATGGAAAAGATGCTGTGTTTCCTTTAAAGTTTGCACTGTGATAGTATAGGTAATTAATTATTATATCTAGGTTATCTCTATATCGACCACTTGTTTTAAATGCTTTTTTTGCAGCATTTGAGGCGAAATAAAAACTATCTTCAGGTGTAAGAGAATGATAAAAATCAACGAGATCTCCGCTGTCTACAGCTTTTTTGTATCGTGCTTCTAATAGAGTATTACGGGGCACTGTAATATCTTGTAGTTGACTTAAAAATGAATTTCCATCCGGAGATTGGTTGTCATTTTTCAAAAATCCACTGTTTGAATTGCCTTGTTTATATGGAGATCCTCTGTTTATTTTTGGTGAAACCGGATTTGGTATTAAAACATTTTTATCACACGATATTAAATTTGGATGTGCGCTTATTACTACATCACTAATATCTATTAAAAACTGTTTTGTGTTTGCATTTGCCATAAATAAATTAGCCAATTCAAATACAAAATCTAACTGCATCCAAACCTCAGATGCTCCATCTTTTGAATCAAAGTCAGTTGTATCATCGACAAATGATAACTGTGTGTACGTTTGCTTGTCCGGTTTTACCGATCCATAATTAATGACATCGGATTTTCCATCCGGTTTCTTTTTGAGTCTATAATATTCTTCTGATCTACCAACAAAAACTCTATCTTCACTTTTTCCCCCATAAAACAATGTTTTGTTATTTTTTATAACATTATTAACATTTATTTTATTACTGTTAACAGATAATGAAGCTGCAGCTGCTGATGCTGCATCAGCTCTTGATGGAGGAGCGGGAATATTTGGATTTAAAGGAGTAGTTACTCTTGGTCCGACAGCTGCTGCGGCTGCTGCCCGAGTTCCTGATCTATTTGGATCTAAATTTGTAGTTTGTTGTCCTCTACTAGCAGGATTGGCTAAAGTTTGTGCATTAGCATTAGCATCTTTTTGCGATTTATCCTCTTTAAAAACGCCAATTTTATCTTGGATATATTTTAAAAAATTAACTTTATCAATTATGACTTGATTTATTGATGGTAGATAATTTTTAATAAATGTTCTTAAATCTAGAAACTCAATATCATTTTGATCAGCGACCTTATTATCAGTTGTTGATATTTTAACGCTGTTATCGGTTCTCATTCCAGCAAACATTCCTTGTCTTGATATCAAGTCAACATTACAATCATATGTAAAACCGTCAGTTGTTGTAAATGAATACTTCGATATAATTCCACTAACACATCCATAATTACCATTTGATTTATTTGCACGATCTAAAGCTGTCTGTGGTTTGTATACAACTTCCCAACATTGTTTCAAATCGGCAAGATTAAGAAGAGATTTCTGATTAAAAAGATTCCAACCAAATTCTAAAAAAACGTTTATACCAGCTGTAAAAAAGAAAGGCGTTAAATATTCAAGTTGAGCAACACCATAACATTTAAATTTAAAACTTGCATAAGTTAAAAGATCTTTACTTTGTTTTACACTTACGCTTATTATTCCAGGAGGAGGAACTACCGAAGCAATTTCATTATTTTGCGGAAATGCTGCATTTTGTCTGGTTGAATAAGATGTTTGAGTTCTATATAAACCGTCTATATAATGTGGTCGCCCATCTGCTTGATATCCTATTATAGCATTTGTTTGTTTAAAACCAATTGCAGCGTCATAACCAAATGCGTCAAAAAATCCATCACCGCCTTTTAATATAAAACCATCATAATCTACAGGTACATAAAACTTATCTAAATAATCACTTCGGGGTACCATTCCATTTATAGACTTTCCAGTTCCATTACTAAATACTCTGACCCATGGAGACATTGGTCCTTTATAGTTTTTAAAATTATTTTCAAAATCAAAAGTTGTGTTGGTAAATGGAGTTGGAATGTTCATACCAATATTGTTGGTATTGCTTCTTCTTCTCAATTCTCTTACAACTTCAGTTGGGATATTTTGTATTTCCCACCATAAAGGAGTTGTATCTGTAATTTCTCCATTTTGTACCATAACATTAATTTAAGTTCTTCAATTGATTTAGTATACCAGCAACATTAGCTGGTATGCGCAACTGTCTGTTAACTCCTACTGATAGTTGATAACCAGACAATTTATTTGCTTTAGCAATTATCCACCACAAATTTTCATCACCGTAGTATTTCTTTGCTATACTATCTAAATAGTCAGTTTCACTCGCTGTAATGTAAAAATCGTCGTATGATTCTGGTATAGACGGATAATATGTTGTTTTGTAAACATTTTTACCATCCCATCTTTTTTCGGTTGGCGTAAATTGATATCTCATGGGGTATTTAAAATTCCTCTATTTTGTGGGGATAATTTAGCTGCGGCTGCAAATGCTTCTAAATCAGTATCAGCTCTAATATTTGTAGAAAAATTAAAATCTCTATACAATGTGATATCATTACCGCTTCTGGTTCCGTAAAAATCGGTGCCAATTAAACTTATGTCTTTAATCTGTAGATCGTCTAGTCGTTTTTTATCTACAATTGGTACTGGCGAATTTCCCCACGCAGATCTACCAACTTTTGGTCTGTCTTTTTCAAGAATAGACATTTGTACGCTGATATCAGCTGTTCTAGGAAATTGAGCAAATCTACCTTTGGAATCACCTTTGGTTCCTCTGGTATTTATTAAGTTATCCGCACCACTCCACTCATAAGCTCGATTAGACCCCCAACTCCACACATCGTTTGGCGAGCTCATATTCTCTGGAATGGTCTCCCAAGAAGCATCGTCTGGTATACTCACATTACAACTTTTAATCACAACAAAGTGATTTTTATAAAAATCGCCAAGTGTTAATTGTACCATCGGCGGAATTATAAATCCACCAGCCGCCATTTGCGTATAGTTCGATGGTTTTGTTAAACTGATCAAGTAGTTAATTCTTTGCCACATTGGCAATAGTTCTTTTATACTATGCGCATTAACCACAAAATTAAAACTCACTTCTCTGGTAAATCCTTTGTAACTATATAATTTATCAGGTCTACCTAAATATTCTATTGTTTCCCATTCAGCTGTATTAGTATCTTGTATTCCTTTTACAGTTGCACTAAATGGTATATATGTTTCATTAACCATATCGTAAAAGTAAAATTTAATAATATCAGGCCCAAACCCTTTGTAATCTGATCCGTTTCCATATTGATCTTCAAATTGTTCTTTATTTAATACATCCAACGAATTTACATAATCAACATTGTGGGTTGGTTGTATAAATCTATCTTTACCAGTTTTTCTTCCTAATCTGGTTGGAAAGTTTAGTTGATTTACATCAGTACTAAATTTATCTGTGTATTTGGTTTTTACATTTTTTAGATAATCCATACCAACAGCTACTGGTTGATCGTATTTAGCGAATTGTAATGGTTTAGCATTTTTTAAACCATTGAAATCAACATTATATAAATTATTAGCAGGAGTACCAGCAATATTTTCGATTGCTTTATTTAAGTTATCTAATATTAACTTAGTAGGAGTCTTTGTTTCATCGCTAAATGTATCAGGTAAATTCTTGGAATTTTCAATTAATACTTTATAGTTTAATAATTGATCACTTCCTTCTACAAATGTACCTGTAGATCTATCAGCATTAACTAAATCTGTATATTTAAGTTGAGTTGTATTTTTCCCATTAACTTGTATCGTATTACCATATTTGTCTTTAGATGGACGTATAAAATCCGTACTAACTACAGCTCTTACTTGATCAGAAGTAACGTTTCCTGAAAAAACCACTACACCCACAGAATCTTGTTGATTTTCCATTCCGTAAGTTTTGATGTATTTATCATTTCTAAGAGTTGATGATGGATTGACACTACCATGATAAAATCTTTGATTTGCTCTTAATCCTGTAAATTTTCGGTTTGTTCCTATGCCAAGTGCGTTTTTTAAACCACTCAAAATACCACCACTTTTAGTTGGAGTAACATTTGAATCGTCAAATAATTTACCAGCGTTTAAATACAAATCATATGTCTGTTCGTCCGCACGATAATTTGCTTTCCATGGTTGTTTAGGTGGTACAATACCACCCAATAAAGTATTGTTTTGTAAAAAGTTACCTACACCACCCAATAACTTGCTAAAAAACCCTCCTCCTCCAGATGCTACTAACTTGCTATATCTGGGAGCATTATATGCGTTTGTAGCGGTCTGTCCTCTTAATAAATCTCTTACATCTGGTCTTGCTAGAGGAGCTACTACTCTATCCGAGTTATCCGCTCCGCCTAATAAAGATGTAAATGTGGATAAACCAAATCCACCACTAGCCCCACTAGCAACGCTACTTCTAGGAGGAGATGGTACAGCTGGGCCGCCACCGCCAAACAATCCACCAACCGTTCTAACAATACTACCCAATCCACTCGCCCCTAATAATCCACCAACTATGTTACTTGTATCTAAATGTCTGGTTGGTCTGTCCGCCAATCCAAATGAAGCAAGTCTTAATGCAGCAATAACTGGAGAAGCTGGATTATATACTTTGGTCTCATCAAATGGTTGAAATCCCTGTAATACAAGTTGTTTTAATATAAAACGAGTGCCAGCGGAACTTCCTAAAAATTTTCTTATCCTAGTACCATCTTGACTTGATGCTTGAAATGCAGTAGTAATTTTACTCCGCTGACCCTCTTCAATGTTTTTATATACAAACATTTGACTTGCTACTGGTCCTTTTAAATACAAGTCTTGTGGCTTATTTTTAGTATATAATACATTGGCATTTCCCGCAGTGGCAAATAGTCTTTCAATTTTGCCTGGGGATCTAATGTTAATAAACTCTTGCGTTGGAACTGGTAATTTTAATCCAGCGCCTTGAATGTTGTCATATGTGGTAAGCTGAGTACCTTGATTACCATATCCTTCAGCGTATGTATTACTATTTGCCATTTATTATAAATAGTATTAACCTCTAGTTGTTGCTTGTCCAAATCCACCAGATTTTAATATTGTTGTAGATAAAGCAGCATTAATTCTTTGACCATCCAGATTTACAGCTATACCACCATTTGCCATCATTGAAGTTAAAATTTCAATTTTTTGCGCTACAACTTCTAATCCGGACTTTAATTCTGCTGTTTGTTTTTCTTTTACATCATTTGTTTTACTAAAAGTATCTACACCTTTAAAATCCATGTCAAGTTTTGGTAGTTCAATTCCTGAAAGATCTTTTAAAGCGTTAACGGCTATACCAATTCCATCGGCAGCCTGACTTAACAGTGTTAACTGTGATACAATTGCCGTTAACTGTGACGTTGGAAACGTCAACAAATTTTCTCCCAAGTTTTTCATTGAAATCGACAAACTTCCAATTCCAGCCGCAGCCTTTGATAATTTAAAAAATCCAATATTTGCGATTGCAACAAGACTTGTAGCTACACTTGTTATAACACTAGGCAGTGCCTGAAATACAGACAACATAGTGTCAAATGCTTTTATAATTACTCCACCCACTATTGATGCTAAACCCGTGAGAATTGATCCAATCAGTGATAGTGATGGAGTTACCATTTGTATAGCCTTAGCAAATCCTATAGCAGATAGTGATACTATACCAAGTGCAGCCGCAAACGCAAGAACACCAAGTTGTATTCCTGGAATCAACATTATGGCCCCCAATACTGCTAGTGAAACACCTAGTATTACTATTGATTTGGTAAACGCCATTATTTGTTCACCGCTTACATTTCCTAACATGCTAAATGCTTTTGCTAAACCAAACACTGCCAGTGTCAATACACCAAGTATTATTGCCATTTTTATTATATCACCTGGTTTTATACTTCCAAGAGCAGTTGCCATTGATGTGATTCCCCTACCAATACCTTCCAGTCCTTTTCCTATTCCTTCTCCGATTGATTGTCCCATTTTACCCACTATATCTCCCAGAAAATCCAATACAGCTTTTCCTCCATATTTTAATGCAAAAAAAGCGGCTGTTAATAAACCTATAGCTGTAACACTGATAGCAGTCCATTTTCCAATTGGATCGCCAATGTTTGTTATATAATTAATTAATTTAAAAAAACCAATTTGAACAAGCATTATTGCATCATATAGAGGTTTAAGTAATTTACCCAAATTTAATAACGCTTGTTCTTTAACTTGTGCCAACTTAGCAGACTCAGCCTCTGCCGTTTTTTGATCCATTAACAACTGCAATTCTTGTTTTCTAGCATCAAGTCCACCTTTTTGAAGAACCTTTAATTCTTCTTGAGCTTTCTTCATTTTTGCAGCTTCTTTTGGAAACATTCTTTCTGCCTCAAGAAGATTTTTCTTTTGAGTTTGAATCTTTTGTAATTCACCAAAATCTTTACCGGTTACTTCGGATAAAGCTTTACGTTGTATATAATTTAATTTGTCTAAATCGCCAACTTTTTCAACTTCTTTTTGTAAAGCTTTTTCCGACCCAATCAAATCTCCAGCAAATGCCAGTCTACGGGACTCATTAAAATTGACGTTTTTACCTAATAAAGCACTTAATTTTAATTCAGCTCCAATAGAACTTTCAAAACTTAAAAGTGACTCAGCTGATTTTGCTGCTGAATCTAAACTGGTACCAAGCTTTCTTGCTTCTGCTGCCTGTTTAATCAGCTCCGTAGTGTTACCTTTAAAAATTAAACGCACTCCGCTACTCGCACTTGCAACATCTTTCATCACTTTTCCCATTGGAACACCGGCCGCTTCAGCGGCTTTTGAAGCAATTGCGGTCATAGCTTCTTGAGCCATAACCGATGTACCTCCTACTTCAGCCAGTGTGGCCTGGAACTTTGTAGCTTCATCTACAGTCAAACCTGTCAAACGACTGATATTAGCTGATTCTTTACCAATTGAAGCTAATTGAGAGTCCGTTAATGAGTACTCGTTACGAAGTGATGTTACCGATTTTAATATTTCTTGATTACTAGCAAGATTTGTACCCAGACCATTGTTAATTTTCTGAATAGCATCGTATTGTCCATTTATCTCATCCTTGGTAGTTCCTTGTGCTTTAGCTTCGTCACTCAACATCTTGTCATACTTCTCACCAAGAGACATTATTGTCATATAAATGGATTGAATTTTTTCAAGATTCTCTTTTTGTTCACCCAACGATTTTGCAGTCTCAGTTGCCGATCTAGCATTACGACCTGCTTCGCCAGCAATTTTTCCAAGAGACTTTCTCTGTGTTTCCAAATTATCAGCTGTTAGTCTCTGTAGAATTAAGTTTTGTTCAGATGTACGACGAGTGCGTGCGGACAAATCATTTCTTAACTTTATCTGTTCATTAATCTTGTATATATCCGATATTGCTCTTTGTTGAATTGATCTGTAACTTTGCGCTTGATTTTGTAATGCAGTTTGTTCAACGCTTATTTTAGCTAAAGCTTTATCCAATAAAGCAGCAGGTTCAACCCAATTACCCATTTTTTTACCAAGATCATCAGCTGATTTTGTTAAAGACCCTAACTTTTTAACGCCATTATCGATTTCTTTTTGGAAATCAACAAGTACTTTAGCAAGTTCTCCTCTTAGATTTCTAATATCACTTGTATCTGCCATAGGTTATTATATTAATAAATATCAAGTTATCTAAAACTAGGTCTATCTATTTTGCCTGAACGTGATGGCTGTGAAGTAGATGCATTTTGCGCACGCGCTTCTTTTTCTTTAGTATCTATTAATTTTTTGTAATAAAAATTACGAAGATGTACAGGCAAACTATATACTTCGCTTGGAAAAAACCCCCCGTTACCGTAGTAACAGAGATCAAATATTATTTGCTGTATATAGAGCTTATACTCTGGAGTCAGGCCAAAAAAACTGGACAGTCATTGGCACTGCTGCCCTTTCTTCGGCGCTGCACTCTTTGCAGCAAAAATCAAATGTTGAATTAATGTCAGGAGTAGACTCACGGATGTATTGTCGTAATGCTAAACTGTCACGACTTTGCATACCATCAACAAATGATTTAATTTTAGCTGGATCAGAATCTCCATTTACTTCAATAATCATTCGCTTTAAACGAGATGTTACTTCGGTTGAATTAAATTTGTTAATTTTTAACATTGATACATTCTCTTTTTCTATTAATTTTTCATCATCATCTGTTAAAAATTTAAATTTTATAGAGACTTTTGAATTGGGTAATGTATAATCAAAAGCATTTGTGCCTTTTTGAAAATTAGATTCGTCCAACTCTTTTTCTTTTAACTCACCTAAATCTACATTTACTTTATTTACAACTTGACATTTTGGACACGTAACGTCAACTGGACCGTAATTATCGCCATATGCTAATCGTCTAGCTGCAAATATTAAAGCATTTTTATCGCCCGTCAACAAATTATTTAATTTTATGGATTTGTCTACTAAAAGAGATTCTAGAAGTTTGTCGATAGCTATACCTTTTTTCAACAAATTGGGACTGGTAAGAATATCTTCTTCTTTTGCAGTCATCATTTTCATATCAATATAACCCAAACTTAGTGGATCATTATCAGAATAAAAATAACCTTTGCTTGGTAAATCAATTCGTTCCGATGGATATGAAGTGGATTGTGATTCTTTTTGTACAGCACTACGTGTAATTATAATTTCGTCATTCATAACTTTATAACAATATATAGAACTTTATATAACTTTTTAGTAATTATATTTTATACAAAATCAACTATACATTTTTCAGTGAATCTTTTTTACCAATTACCATATTTTTCTTTACTTGTACATTTAATTTGGCTTGATCTTTTTCTTCTGGAGACTGTGCTGAATTGGCTACCGATTCAGCGTTTTTAAGTTCTTCTTCCGCAGCTACAAGTTCTGCATTTTTAAGATCTAATGTTGCATTTTTAAGATCCGCTGTTAATTTATCTACTTTTTCTTTGGCGGAATTTATTTTAGCTTCATCTTCTTTTAAGATACTCACAATCAATTTCTTTAATAGCTTCTTTTGCGTTTCTGTCAATCCAGTAGCGGAAACACCTAATTTGTTATTCATAATATTATATACAGTATCATCATATTTACCAAACAAATCTTTAACAAAAGACTTTTTTAGCTGTGGAGTTAAATTAACATATTGAGATCGCAATTGACTAGCACTTCTAGCAGGCATTCCCAATATCGTAAAATCAGTGGTTGGTACAGTGTCAATATATCCGTGAGTTATAGCTGGTTGTAGTTTATCTAAGTTCTTAGGAATTGGCTGTAAATAAGCTGGCGATCCATCTTTTTTAGCAAATCTACTAAATCTCGGATCCTCAGTCATATCTTTTTCACTAACCGCAAAAATAATACTATCACGATTAATATCAATAGGAATTTGCGCAACCAAACTCTGTAGGTTATAATTGTTTTTTACTTTAATTATTTTGTTAACAGGTACCCCAGTTAAAGTCATCATTTTGACTTTTTCATCAAAACTAAATGGCGACTTAGGCAGTTCAACTACATCGGTAGTTGTTATATAAACATCGTTACCACCATATTTACTGCTTAAATAATTGTAAACTCCTTTATGTCCTTTATGAAAAGGATGAAATCTACCTGGGTATATTACAAATATTTTTTTGCCTAGTTCCATATAATAATAAATAGAAAAACCCCAGCATTTCTACTGGGGTTCTTTTTAATAAAGTTAAATCAATACTGTAAAATGCAATAATCCATCTGTACAGTCAAGCTGATTGTAACAGCTTCACCATCATTACTCCAATCCATATCTCCAAAAGAAGCTTCAGTAATAAAGCATCCACGTAGACTCCATTCTTCAACTTTATCGCCCACTGGACCAAGAACGTTAATAGTAAGATCTTTTTTATAGAAATCTTGATAACCATCACGTCCAGTTACGGATTCATGATGCAAACGTACCCACTCCATTACTGCTTGAGCGCCACTTGGTACAATTGGATCATACAATTCCATTGTAATTGATTGCCAGACACTCTTTCCTTTATAGAATGTCTTGATATTGATATGATCAAGTTCTTTTGATGATTGACTTAGTTTTGGTCTATCAGTCTTCTTGATGATAAAAGATGGAATGCCGTCAACGTACAAAATAAACCTATTTTTAACTTTTGGTTCAAATGCTGTTGCGAATATTTCGTTTGGATTTAGTAGTTCTGCCATAAATTGTATATCTTTCTTTATAATAAATATTAAAAATTTAAATTAATTTGACTTGTTATAATAATTTGTTAATATATATCTAGATACGAACCTAAAGTTAATATGAGTCAGTTTAAAAAAAATCCAGAATTTGTTGACAAAGTGTGTAACACATGTAAGAACACGTATCAAATTTCTTTTTATAAAAGAAAAACTTCTGTTTATTGCAGCAAAAAATGTTCGAATGCAAATGAAGATGTATTAACTAAAATGAGAACGTCTCAGAAAAAGACGTATGATGAAAAATATAATGGTTTGCATCCAATGCAAACAGATAAGACAAAAGAAAATTTAAAAAGTTCTTTATTGGATAAATACGGCGTAACAAGTTATAGTAAACTAACAGAGTACAAAGAAAAAGTAAAGTCAACATCTATTGAAAAATATGGTGTTGAGAATTATTCACAAACAACTGAATTTAAGCGTAGATTTAAAAAATCATGTTTAGCTAAATACGGAGTGGATAATCCGATGAAATCGCCTGACATTAAAGAAAAAGTCAAAAACACATGTGTTGAAAAATACGGCGTAGAGTGTTATTCAAAGTCAATGTCAAGTATTTCACAACATCATGATCTAACATATTCTAAAATAATAAAGTTTCCAAATATGTTGCCTTTATTTACCCGAGATGAATTTTACGGGGTGACAAAAAATATTCATTATAAATTTCAGTGCATCAGATGTGATGCAATTGTTTCTATAGATCTTCAAGATGGAAATGTGCCTCTATGTGTAAATTGTGACAAATTGAACACTAGCTTTGCACAAAAAGAAATATACGAGTATATTAAAACATATGTAAATAAAAAAATATTGTTAAACGATAGAAATTTGATTTATCCAAAAGAAGTCGATATTTATATTCCAGATTTAAATTTAGCAATTGAATATAATAGTTTCTATTACCACACAGAAATAAGTGGTAACAAAAACAAACACTATCATTTGCGTAAACTGCAATCCACTCTTTTAAAAGGAGTTACGCTTATACAAATATTCGAACACGAATGGTCAAATAAAAAACCGATTATTCAATCCGTGTTACGTAACAAATTAAATAGTTTTGATCAAAAAATATACGCACGTAACTGTATTATTAAAGAATTAACCGCATTCGAATGTAATGTTTTTTTGAATAATAATCATATTCAAGGAAGTGACCATTCAAGTATTAGAATCGGTCTGTATTGTAATGGTGAATTGGTTTCTGTTATGACATTTGTTAAATCTAGATACGATAAAAAAATCCAATATGAAATGTCTAGATTTTGTAATAAATTAAATTATAAAATAACAGGGGGCGCCTCTAAACTATTTAAGTATTTTGTTACAAAGTATTCGCCAATTTCAGTGTGTAGTTATAATGACCGTAGATATTTTGACGGCGGTGTTTATGAAAAATTAAACTTTACAATTACAAACAATACATCACCGTGTTATTTTTATATCAAAAATAAAAATTTATATAACCGAATGAATTTCCAAAAACACAAGCTTAAAAAATTACTAAGTTCTTACGATCCTTTGTTATCAGAATGGGAAAATATGAAATTAAACGGTTATGATAGAATTTGGGATTGTGGCAACGGTAAATGGGTTTTTACAAATACCAATGTTACTCACTAGATAATTCTTTATCAGTTAATTGCGTAACTGTATCTCTTAGTTTATTAATATACCCAGTTGACCGCAACAGTTTGAATGCTAAATTTTCGCTGCTAAATTCCCCACTCTTATCTAAACCAGCTTGACGCATATCGTATATACGTTTAGTTAACTTCTTTATTTTATTGATATCTTGTTCTTGTATAGCCACATTAATCGATTGTACAAGTTGTTTGTACTTCTTTTTTATAGCATCTTTGTCAACTTTTATATCTTCGTGTTTTGGTTTTTTTACCCAAGTAGATTTCATCAAACTATATACGGATTGACTGTTATTAATCTCAGACTTGTCTTGAATATAAACTTCAACTGGATGATTGCCTATCTTGATATCATGTGATTGATTCCATTTGCTTTTTAAGCCGTCAACATAATTTTTAACTAACTCTTCATCGTCGCCTATTTTATCAAAATCTACAACCAAGTGCAAATCTATATCGCTGGTTGGGGTCCAATTATATCCGGCAGTACTACCAAGAAAATATATGTCTTCCAATGGTACGGTCAATTCAGTATCCTTATAAAATGTATTAGCAACTTTTAAAAGTGTATTTAATACATTCGGTTTGATATCATCTTCAGTTGCCCATATTGCTGGATTTAATATACTATTATAAATTCTATGCTTTTCTTTGAGTCCAAGTATTTCTTTTAATTGATTTATAGTATCAATTGAATTAGTATGAAGAATTGCTTTACCACCAGCATTTATAAAATCATTCACAACATCTTCACGGTCATCTATTAATACACTATCAGCAGTTGCAAATTTAGATTTATCTTTTCTATTAGGCACTAAGTTCGCTTCAAATGTTATGCCTTTATCTTTAAGCCATTGTTGTTTGCCAATCTTTGATTTAGCATCAGCTGCATGACTTAGTATTTGTACATTAGGAAAGCTATTTACAAAATTATAAAGCAATTTACCATCTTTCATCCATGGCATATTAGCATAATATTCAGGACTATTTTTATTTACCAACTTAAAACTATTCTGCTTGCCATGTAAACTATCATAAGTATTTACAGATATTCCACCACTATAGCGCTTAAATTGAGCTTCCCAATCACTAAGCACTCCATCCATATCTACATATATTTTGTAATCATTACTAATCATTTATAATAAATATAAGCATATACAAGCACTATACTATATAACTTTATATAAACATTTTAAGTTCAATAAGCAATCAAAGCGCTTACTATGCTTATACTTTATATAATAGAGTAAGTCAAGTTATAATAATAAAATTTATTTAATCATGTCTGACAATTGTTGTTCACTTACAGTTGCAACTACACGTGAATGTATTCGACGATTTAATTCAGTTCTTATTAAATCTAGATCGATCTGATAATTTCTTATAGTTTCATGATAATCAAACGCAATTGCTTTAAGTTCGATGTCACTAAATTCAAATAACGGTTTTGTAGACATTATATTTTTTTCCATAACAATTATACATATTGATTTAATATAATAGATATATTTTTTATAAACAAATTTTTATTGTATTTACTAGCCGTTACAGCAGCTTTTTTTCCTTTACTAATAACTTCATCTCGGTTATTATAACAATATAACATTTTTTCAATCATATCATCTTCATTAAATTCAGACCACTTTCCACCATAATTACCCCAACAACCTGTACTATACACTTCGTCATAATTTACCTCAAAACTAATATCGTTATTAACGAATTCTTTTAATCCGCCATAATTTGTATATATAATAGGTCGTCCACAACACAGACTTTCTTGTTGCATCATTCCCCATCCTTCACATGTTACACCACTCACATACACATCTAAATTATGATACCAATTTCTTAATTCTTCTTTTGTATATTTAGTACCGATATATTTTAATCGAGGATCAAATATTTTTTCAGTAATAGATGTACAAGTTTTTATTTGCAATTCTACATTTTTTATACCATTAAAAGCTTTAAGAAAACATTTAATAGATTTGCTTAAATTTTTACGTGGATCTTCATTCGATATACCAAATACAAATTTATCTTTTACAAAATGTTCTTTATAAACATAGTTATCCGTATCACAAAATAAATGTACTACATCAATCTTTGTATTCAATCCTTGATTAATAAAATTGTCACGGTTATAATTATTCGGAACAATAATGTGATTAAATTTACTTAATATTTCAATTATAATATCATTAACTCTAGTACACTCCCACATTGTTAACAATATCCGGGGTCTGTCAAAATTAATATGCGCTAATACATTCTGATTGGAAATTTCATTAGATATACTCAAAACGGATAAGTCTAATAAAGATGAATCAAATGTATGTGATTTATCAAAGTACTTAATATACCTATCAGATATTTCACTATATGCCCTCGGTATAACATTATATCCAACCGAATTAAGATCGTTTAATAAAACATACAATAATTCACCATACCCAGAAACAAAATTATACTTAGAACTTAAAGTTATGTTTTTCAATTTGGTATATAATAACTGCCTATAACACTTTCGTGTTTTGCTAATTTTGTAGCAGACCGTGATATAGATCCACTTAATAAAGAAAAAGCTAAGTCGATAACCTCTTCAGTTGTTTTTCCAATAAATTGTGAACCTGAGACGGACGATGTTAAAATGATTTCGTGATATGCTGATAAAGATACGTCATCAGCCCGTTCAACACTAAAACCAACAATTTTACCTGGTTCAACAGAATGTGTATAATCTGTGTATCTCATAATTTTAATATTAATGTTATTCATATGTAGTTATTTATGTGTTAGTTCCATAGTTCTATATAGTACGTTCCTATCGATGGACCAACATTTGCTCCAATATTTATAGCTAAAAATCCTGCTTTAGTAGGATATAGAGATTGATTCGAATTGTTGGCTCCTTTACAGTTTGTAACTGTTAAAAACGTGATCGTGGACGAACCACCATAAACATATACTTTTGCACTTCCAGCTGCCGCTCCAATTCCAAGTGACCCATCAATTTGAGTGGTCGTCGTAAAAAATGTAGTTGTAGATGTATTAGTAGAAAACATAATATTGGCGGCATTAGCTACAGGATCTTGATAAAATTTTAAAGTGTCTGACGTTACCTGTAGTGCCGGGCCCCCTCCTCCTTGCCAAGAACCATTATAATATGCATCACGGCCAAAATTAGATTTATCAGAGCCTCCGGAACTGATATAAGCATTACCAACTCTATAATATCCATTATCGGGGACAGTTGTATTTTGTAACGTTGCCATATATCAATTTAAATTTGTTATTATGTCCATAATTTTATATAATATGTTCCGGCACTCATTGAGCCAACAGACGATATATATATACCTAAAAATCCTCCAAAAGTTGCATATGTAGCTGTGCTGGTACTGCCATCACCTTCACAATTCGCTACTTCTAAAAACGGTTGAGATCCGCCGGAGCCCTGTATACGCATTTGCGCATTTGAATTTGCTCCACCAACTCCCAGAGTACCGTTAATATTAGTTGTGGGTGAATCTATATAAGTACTTGCTGGCGAAGTATTAAAAGGATTAGGAAATGTGGTTGAATTAGCATAAAAAAATAAAGTTGTGTTGTATAATTGTATAAATGGACCGCCTCCAATCCACGACCCATTGTAATAAGCATTGGTACCAAGATGTGAGTATGGTCCACCACTACTAATGTAAGTTACATCGGTACTAGTTCCAACTCTGTAAATGCCGTTCTGAGCAATAGTTGTATTTTTTAACGTTGCCATATATTACGGTGTTCCCCACAGTCTTATATAATACTGTCCTGCCGTTGGACCAACAGATGATCCAATTGTTATACCTAAAAAACCATAAAAAGCAGTAATACTTGCAAATTGAGCGTCAGCACTACCAAATCCAGCACAGTTATTAACCGCTAAAAAGTTGTTGCTTGTACTGTTACCATCTATACGAATTTTTGAGAATCCACTATGTGCTGCGCCAACCCCCAGATATTTACTGGTACCTGGACTCAGCTGAGTTGTTGTTGAAGAAATTACTGCACTCGATGGTTGAACGGAAAAACAAACAGTTCCAAATGTTGATCCATCGTTTGAAATAACATCAATAGTTGTGGGGCCTATTTGTATATTCATTCGATCAATAGCAGATCCAGACAGTATATACTGCGTACCATTCCAATAAGTGTTAAGACCAAACATAGCATATTCATTGCCCCCACTTGGCCCTCCACTAAAATATACAGCATTGGTATCATCTCCAACTCTATAGTAACCACCACCAGCTATGGTTGTATTTTGTAACGTTGCCATACATCAATAAATATATTATAACCCCAATTTATTATTTATTATATCAATTTGATTTTGTTGTTTATCCAAAATTGTTTTCAATTCTTTAATGCCTTGAATCAACAAAGCAGTAAGTTTTGTGTAATTAATACCACTAATTTTTCCAAATTGATCGTAACTAACAAATTCAGGATACAATTTAGCAATTTCTTCTGCAATCAAACCAATATGTAATTCAGATGGACCATTTTTATATCTAAAATATACTGGTACCAATTGAATTATTTTTTCCAAATGTGGAGGCACCAATGGACAAATGTCTATCTTGGAATCTTGCGTTGAAGTTTCAACCAAAGTACCAGCTACAGTTAATGTAGTGCCGGATACAGAAAGAAAACTAACACTAGCAATTGTTGTATTTGCAACAGTCTTTACTAAGTAGTCCGGTACATTAGTAAATACTCCAGTACTAGTTCCACTTGTACCTGAAACAGATCCGGTATAAGAAACACCGCTTCCGCCTGCGGTACCGCTACTTCCGCTTGTTCCAGCAGATCCACTACTTCCACTGTTACCACTACTTCCAGCCGTACCAGCTACACCACTTGTACCGCTGCTACCACGTGATCCAGTACTTCCACTTGTTCCGCTACTTCCGTTTATAC